CTGAACCTCATTTAGGCTACCACCAATGTGTAGTTGCACTTACAAAATTAGTCAATTTCTCATACAAGCAACAATAAGATCGTGCTTTATTTTGTGGCGGATGTTGTAAATTAGCGAACTTTATGGTTGCGGTTTCAAGGTGGTCCCTTTTTCACTGAGAATACCAAGAATTTAAGAAGATTAAACAACAAGGGCCGCCGGCAGAAACCGGCAGCCCTCTTTTCACGAGTTATGGCTGAGCCTTCGCGGCTGTGTATTCTATTTGATGATGGAGAAGGAGTCCACGTGCGGGATGAGTGCCAACCCTCCCATGGAGCTGGCAAAAGCATTTTCAAAATATAGCAGTTCGCGACACGTGTTTTTTATAAATATAGCAGTTGGAAGAAATATATTCACTTAAATATAGCAGTTCGTATGATAATTGTTCTTATCTTTGTCAAAGTAAGATTACACGCTTATGTTGAATATGATGCTAATCGAGGAGGTCCTCGAAGAACAAAAAAACGAGCTGTCGCTTTTGTCTGGCGTTAAATTATGCCATCGTCAAGAGGAGGCTCTGCTAGATCTTGACAGCAATCTGGCTCAGGTGGTGATAGGAGTTCGAAGAAGTGGAAAGTCAACTCTATGTTACAATGTGTTATCTCAATCGGGAGTCAAGTATGCTTATGTCAATTTTGATGACGAACGCTTTGCTGAGCTTACGGCTGCAGATTTGAATAACGTACTGTTGGTCCTCCACGAATTGTATGGGGATTTTTCGCATCTGTTTCTTGATGAAGTTCAGAATGTAGATGGCTGGCACCTCTTTGTCAACCGTCTATTGAGGCAAAGAATTCATGTTGTGATTACAGGCAGCAATGCAAAATTGCTTAGCGGAGAACTTGCCACTTACCTTACAGGCAGGCATGAAGAGATAAGACTGTATCCATTCTCGTTTGAAGAGTATTGCAGGTGCAATGATGTGGATTTATCATCGAATACCACGAAAGCAAAGGCGTTCAGAATATCTGCATTTGATTCATATCTCAAACAAGGTGGGTTTCCGGAGCTTCTGTTTTCGGATCAATCCAGACACACTGCCTATATCGACAATCTTGTGTCAAACATAATCAACAACGATATTGTCAAGAGGCATAGAATCAAGTACAAAGCAGCATATGAGAATCTTGTCAATCACATTCTGAATCTGTCGCCGGTCAAGATAGTTGATTCTGAACTCCAAGAATTATTTTCTCTAAGGTCCAATCATACTGCAGAAAACTATGTCGATTATACAGCCAAGGCATACTTGATCTCATTGTGCAGGAAATGGTCAAACAAAAGCAGCCGCAGGATTAGAGGAGAGAAAGCTTATCCGATTGATGTTGCATTGATGAACAAGAGGCAAAATGCGTTTGTTGGAGATAATCTCGGCTGGCGACTGGAAACAATCGTGTATATTGAGTTGTTGCGGCGTTGTCATGCTCTGTCCAAAAATATCTACTATTACGAAGAACAGTCAGGCGAAGCAGATTTTATGGTTTGTAATGGAAATGTTGTAGAAGAAATCTATCAGGTCAGTTACGACATCAGCGCCACCAAGACGAGAAATAGAGAAATCAAAGGCTTGATGCTTGCCTCTAAAGCCACAAAATGCAACAATCTTTTTCTGATTACAAAATATGATTGGGAAGACCTTGAAATACAAGGATTGACAATTAAAATTCGTCCTGCTTCGGAGTGGCTTTGCAATAAGTAAACAACAAGGGCCACCGACAGAAACTGGCAGCCCTCTTTTCACGAGTTATGACTGAGCCATCGCGGCTGAGTATTCGATTTGATGATGGAGAAGGAGTCTACATGCGGAATGAGCGCCAACCCTCCCCATGTACCATGGGGCTAGTCGCAGTCGTCGATAAACTCACTTCTCCATTCGCAACTTACCTTTATTTTAGTCGGAATAATTGATGATTTTTCCGACTAAAAATATACGAAAAGATTTGAACTCGATAATCATTCCTCTGCAAATATAGTTTTAGTTCTGTAGACGTAAGGTAAAACAACAAGGGCCACCGGCGAAACCGGCAGCCCTCTTTTCACGAGTTATGACTGAGCCTTCGCGGCTGAGTATTCTATTTGATGATGGAGAAGAAGTCCACATGCGGGATGAGTGCCAAGCCTCCCCAAGTACCATGGAGCTGATCGCAGTCATCAATGAACTCAATCACTCCTTCGCGTCCGTCGTAACGATTATCTTCGCCTTCAAGGTGTCCGATGCGTATGTGGTCCCCGACCGCATAACAATGATCTTTTGTTGTCTTATTCATTTTCAATTTCTTCGTTTAGCTTATCGAGCTCTAATTCTTGCTGTTCCATACGTTTGAGAAACTCGATGAACTGGTTGCACATGTCTATTTTGGTGTGGAGTACTGCGAGCATCTTAGGATTGAAGTCTCCCTTACGGATGTTGGACCAAAGTTCTTTTTCGTAAAGAGCTTTGTCGTCCATCCATTGTTCTATTGCTAAGTCGTACATCATCTCTTTAGGCTTTGAAAGGGTTCTCGAACCAAGCCTCGATCTCGCGCAGTTGCTCGCGGATGTCGTTGATGCCTCTAGCGTATCCGAAGAGGGTATCCTTAAGCCAGCTCAGGAACTCAGCGTTACTGAAGATTTGTCCGATGCCGATGTAGAAGCGGCTGAAGCTTCCAGCCTTGGTGCCTTCATCGAGTGGGCAGCTGCCGCAGGTCCCGATGTTGATCTCGAAGCGTTCCTCACCAGTGCCCCAAGCCTTCTGCTCGAAGTAGATGTCAGCATCCTGACCGAAGATTGCTTTGCCGTCCTCGCCCAAGATTCCGATTTTCATTGATGTATCGCTGAAGCTCTTTACTGTCCAATGACCGCCGATGGTCTGCTTGATGCTCTTCTCGATAGTGTATCTGGTCACCGCTTCAAGGCTGTCGTAGGCCTTTTCCAGCTCCTCTTTCTTGGCCGTCTTAGCTTCGAAGGCTGCTTTGCCCTCTTCGGTGCGGATGTACACCTCTTTCTTGGCGTCTACTTCCTTCTTCGCTTTGGCCCTGCCCAGCTCCTTCTGAAGCATCTCGATGCGCTCTTTGAGCTCGTATTCTTTCCAGCGCTTTGCCTCTTCGCGGAATCGGTAGCTCTTTGAGAATTCGGCGATGTCGGTAGTCTCTTTTCCGTTGATTTCTGAAAGACTGTTCCTTAATTCGTAAATAGTGATAAGGAGGTTCTCTTTGCGTGTCATAACTCGTTGTTTTTTGTTTGTTAATTACTTTGTAATAAGCGTGTTAGGCGTGTTCCTTAACGCATGACAAAGGTGGCATCACTATCTGGAACACGCAAGTTAATTCGACTTTATTTTCGACTTATTTCGCTGTTCCAGACACTTCTAAGGCCGTTTTGGTATCTTGGGACTAATAGTTCGTAACGATCCACTCTTCTTGCCGGCGGCGCGATGTCTTGGAGGCTGTGATGGTGCGCTCCAATGTGTGAAGCGTCCACCCGAAACGTTCGATATATTCTTTGATTAACGGGTGCGGGAACATTGTGAGCATGAATTTCCCTTTGACCTCCGAGAGCACCTTCAAGAGGTTTGCGAAGTCCTCCTCGTTGAAGCAGTCGTTATAGTGACCGCAGTCGGTCCCGACGTAGGGCGGATCCACGAAATGAAACGCATCTTCTGTGTCGTAGCGCTTTATCAGATGAATGCCATTCTCGCATTCGATAGTCACGTTGTCGAGTCGAGCGCACAGCTCATCTGTAAACTCGTCCTTGGAGTTGCGCAGCTTCTTTGTCGTTGTTCCGCTACGATCGTAGCCGAATGTCCCGTCAATCATCGAGGCGAATCCGAGCTTGGTGCACACCCAGACGGCCCATGCCCGCTCGACAGGGGAGAAGAACTCAGGATGAGAGTTGATATGCCGCGCGTGAGCGTGTATCTCGCGGCTGTGTGTAGTGGCATCGATGAGTGCCTTGAGTTCTGGGTATTTGTTCTTGGCGATGCTGTAGAAGTTTATCAGCTCGGCATTGGTGTCGTTGATAACCTCGCACTCGGCGGGTTCAATGGCAAAGAGGACAGCACAGCCTCCGCAGAAAGGCTCGGTGTAGAGAGTGTGCTTGGGGATGAGCGGCAGGATATGTTTAAGAATAGATTGTTTCCCTCCGTAGTAGGATATTGGCGTCTTGTGAAGAGGTGGCATATGTTATCTGATTTTGAGTACAATGATTATTAGCAGGATAGTCAGTAGCGAGAGCGTTATCCACATGAATGAATGCGATACCGACTTTGCTTGGACTGTCTTTTCAGTTTCTTGGCTTGTAAGCTGGCTTTGTTCGCTGCAATTGACTGAGGTCGTGTCTTTGACCGCACTCTCAGATGCGGCCTCCGTGTGGGCCTTTGTGGCGATCTTGGTTTGGGTTACTGACTTTACCAGCTGCGGCACAGTGGGGAGGGCCTCTCGCTCGATATAGACAGTATCGCGAAGAGGATAATACTCTATAACGGTCTGCGTGATGATCTTGTCGACCACCTGAACGACAGTGTCCCGAATATAGTGAGTGCTGCTTTGTTGCACCAGTGAATCTCTCTGCTGGGTGCTCGCTACATAATGAAGCGGCGAGCAGGAGCAGAAACAGAAGAAGCAGGCAAAACAGAGAGAAAAGATTATTATTGTTGAGTGTTGACACATTCCATTATTCGTTTAATGCGTTCTTGACGCTCTTTCATTGATATTTGTGCGCCCTTTGGAGAGGCGGCGGTATTATCCCAAGGCATTGGGAACATCTCCGTCATGCTCTTGCGGTCTTTGCGCTCCAACTGAATGCTTGTCAGAACCCACGTCTGCCATCTGATCCTTTCCCAAGTATCCCTAATCTGTTGATAGTGCTGAGCGGAGAAACCCATGTAGGCGTAATAGAACTCTGCCACTGTCAGAGCCTCGAAATCGCAGGGACGCAGGCCCATCTGCCCGACTCCAATGGCGAACCACTTCTCGTAGGTTATCGTTTGTGGCTGACCATCATTGTCGGAGTCGGGCATTAGACCTTTGGGATGAGACCATCAAGTTTCTCGGATAGCGGCTTGATACTCTCGATGAAGATGTCGGCAATGTCGAGTATCAGCCGAGGCTGCTCGTCGCACCATTCCCAGATCTCCTCTTCGGAGTATCTATCCTCCATACCGGCTCGCTTGGCCCCTTCATTGAGACCAATTGTGCCGAGTGATACGAGGGCATCGAGCGTTGAGACGGCATCGGCTGCAGTAACCACATCGTTGAAGTTACTGCCTGTCTGCTTGGCAAATTGATTGATGGCACGAAGGCCGAAGTGTATCGGGTAGTTTTTACCCTTGTATTGAATCTCTGTCATAGGCGTTGCTATTCTTCATTATTCGTTGGGGCAGCAGCTTCGGCAAGGTTGCCGCTGCCAGTAATCGAGTAGTTGTACGTGGCGTTGTCGCCAGCCGGAGCACTCAGCGAGAAGGAGTTGATGTAACCATTTCCGGTATAGTTCTTCGAGAGTCCCTTTCCGGCCACCGGCGAAGAGAGTATCACTCCGACGAGAGCCTTCGAGAGAACGAGTCCGATGATATCCTCTGGCGAGTGATGCGAGGCGGCAAGCACCGGATCGATGACCACCAGACCATCTCCATCAACGCTCCATGAGAGGTCGGATGGGTACTTCTCCTTGCCGTTGGTATCCTTGGTGCGGATGTCTTTCATCTCCAGATCCAACTTCAAGGAGTGTGTTGTGGCGTGAAGTGTCGGCTTGCCGTCGAGGGTGATAATGATATCCTCACCCTGAACGATGGTTTTGTTTTGATTTGGCATTGTTGTATTATCTGTTTGTTATTTAGTCCATTAGTAATATCTTGAATGTGAGTATTGCTCCATGCAGGTCATAGTCTGGGAAGTAGTCGGTGTTGCCGCCCTTATAGAGTGACCTTTGTCCCAAGCCAAGGTCAGCTCCCTCCAGAGCATGGATCACCTTGTGACGCAGCTGCTCCGCTTCGGAGAACTTGCCGGCATAGACCGACACTTCGAAGGAGACGTTGTATCCGGCAATACCGTCCTTGGTCCTTACAGGTTCCTCGTTGGGGACAGTGAAAGCGGCAAAGGGGACAGCGGTGTTGCTGTCGACGGCTCCAGCCTGTATCTTGCCTCGTAGTTCCGGAATTCCGTCTTCGAGAAGCCGAATGATGGTTATCTTGAAATCTTGATAGTCGTTCTCTTGGCTCATTTGTCTTTTGGTTTGAAGTTCTTGTCAATATATTTCTCAACCGCAGTAGCGAGGTTATCGCCAAAGGATGTGACAACGTTTTCGGAGTTCTCGCGATAGGCATCTTCCAAGAACGGTGTTGGCTTTATGCCCTTTACTGTCCGTGCGAAGACCATCTTCCCGTCTCTGCCGCGAAACACCAATAGACTACCTTTACGTCGACTTGTGCGCGGGTTGACGGTCCCTTCGTGGATGAACTTGCCGTAGTACTGATTGACGGCACCTTTCTTTCGTGTGCGGCTGAATACCGGCTTTACGGCCACATCAACCTCGCTTCGTGGAGCTGTCTTGTCGCGAAAGCGGACAATCTTCAGCTGTCTTCGAAGCTCGCCGCTTCTGACCGGCACCTTGCTCTTGGCGCTTGACAGCATCCGCTTGGAGCTCAGACGCAAGGCCGCAAGTAGCATGCGCTTTTGCATGTTGTTTGGCAACTGGTCAATGATGGCCTTCGCTTCGGCGTAGCCTTCCACATTAATCTTCAACATGGCTCTCTCCTGAATCTGTTTTAGTAGCACGTATATGCAGCCTCCAGCGTCGTCCTTCCTCTTGGGTAGCGGTGATGCGAAGTCTCCGTCCTTCATCCAGCACGACCATTCCGGCAGAGATACCTTTCCGATAGCGTATGGAGTAGACCACCTCGTTCTCATGAACGATGCGGCCGGCATAGATGTTCTCCTTGCCGCCCGATTCAGTGCGCTGAGCATAGCAGGTAGCCACATGAGTGAGGACCTTGCTGCGATCGTTGTAGGCGTCGCGCACCTGCTCATAGCGGAGTATCTCGATGTGGTGGTCAAACATTGGTGTCAGAATTTTCTGGATTTGAATATGGATGAATGCGCCAAGGAAGCAGGAGCTTCTCGGCCGTCAGCGGAATTTGTGCAACGCTTCTCCCGACAAGAGTATCGCTCTCGTTGTCAAAAAGAGTCCCCAATATCATTAGGACGGCAGCCCGAATGGCGGCAGGAAGAGTGGCAGAACTAAACTCTTCTCTGAGGCTACGGTTAGTCACGTCCTCGGCTATGCCGAAGGCCATTGCGAGATACTCCTCGATGAGTGAGTCTTGTGACGTGTCGTCACCTACCCGAAGGTGGGCCTTGGCTTGCGCGAGTGATATTGGGAGCTCTTGAGGCATTGAAAGAAGGTTAAGAAAGTTTATTCAGCGGCATGAACCAGTTTCTTAACCGGATGAGTTCCGGCATCAATGAGGTTGCCGTCAGCTCTTGCGAAGCCGAACAGACCAATGGAGAGGTACTCGGCCAGCAGTTCGTTCAGACGAACCACCTTGAAGCTGCTTACCGTACGGATCTTGTACTTACTCAAATCGCCGAAGAGTACAGATGCGTTTTCCGGCCCGATGTCGGCCATGTCATCGTTGATGACATAGTTCTTCCCGAAGAGTGTTGCAGCCTGACCGACCTGAGCACTCTGTTGCCAGATGTAACGTCCCTGCTGGTCCTTGATCTTGGCAAGAGCATAGAGGGTATTGCGATTGAACATGAAGCGCCCGTTACGTGCGTAGGAGCTGTCGACACTCTTGATAAGGTCGATGATGTTGTCCAGCGAGATGGCCGAAGCGGCGGCAGTGTCTGTGCAGGCTGTAGCAGCTCCAACGATGCCGGTCGGTTTGCCCGATCCGTCACCGGTAGTGAGGTGCTCGTTGATGCCTCTTCCAAAGCTCTCTGAAAGCAATCCGCTCAGGAGTGAGTCAAGGTTGAAAGCGCTATCCTGCAAGAGCTCCAGCGATACAGGAATGATTGGTGTGCGGTAAGTGTATGCCTTCAGGGTGACAGAACTGAACGAAGGAGCTCTGCGCGTGTTCTGGTTATACTCGGCCACGATGGTAGCCTTGGCTGAGGTGTCATTGATGGTCGGCAGGATCAGGTCTCCTCCCTTAGAGGTAGAGATGATGCTTGCTGCCTCGAACATACCGCCATAGGCTTTCAGTGCTATCTCGATCTCACTGGAGAGCGACTTCGGGATGATTACTCCGCCGCTCAGGCCAGAGGCTGAGTCTCGCTGTTCAATGACTGCGCGGCTCTCAGGCTTAAGGCCCTGTGCTCCGTTGATAAGATAATCGGCAAAGGCGGCGCGGTACTCCTCGTCATGATGACTGTCATCACCGGCGGAAGTGGCATTCTGTCGCTGCGCGGCATATTGCTGCTCGGCCTGACGTTTTTGGATCTGCTCGTAGCGCTCTTCGGCTTCGACCTCTTTGTCGACGGAGCTGTACTCGGCAAGGAGTGTGTCCCAGCGCTGCTGCTCCTCGGCATTCATGCTTCGGCCATCTGCGGCGCTTCGCAGCTCGTCGATCTTGGCAAAGACCGAGGCGCGTTTCTCTTTTAGTTCTTTGATTTTGCTCATGGGTAAAATGTGTTGATAGGATTAATTGTCGTGATTGATTCTCTCTTTTAGTCGCAGTTGCGCTGCAAGACGTCTTCGACTCTCGCTTTGAACCACTCCAGCGCTCGTAGGTGTGTCTTGGTCAGTGGCAGGATTACCCGTCGAAGAGTCCACAGCCACGTTATCTTGATTTTCTTTCCGATCGTTTGCGTTCTCATCGTTATGTTGTTTTAGGAATTCGGCTTTTCTCTCTTCGAGTGAACGGATGCCGGCCTCGGTGTCTTTGTAGGCAGGAAATACAACCAGCGAGACATCGCGCAACTGTGCTACATGAAGGATGGTGCGCTCGTCATATTCCATCGCGTTTTTCTTGTCGGCATAGAGCCACTCGTCGCGGTCCACGATGAAGGCAAAGCTGCACTTACTGATGTCGCCTCGCCTTACAAGCTCAAGCATATCATCTCCCAGCGAGGTATGCGGCGCTTCGAAACTGAAGTGAAGGCCAGTCTCATCGGCGCTCAGAGAGAGAGTCTTGCTTAAGGTGCGGGCAAGGATAGAATTCAAATCGTGGTTAAAGCACATCACCACGTCTTTCATATCGGTGCCATCGAAGGCTCCGCGTTGGATCCGTTCTTTGAACCAGCCACCAATGGGCTCACTCCAGCGGTCGAACTTAGCTGCATAGCCCTCGATAGTGCGACTTTCAGCGTCTTTCTCGTTACCCTCGGCGAGCTTTCTGATGCATATTTCTGTGGCTTCACAGCGCAGCTCTATGGAACAGTTGGAGGGATTGTTTTTATTCGTTGTCATCGTTTGATGGTTTTAGCAGATTATCATTTGTGGTGCCTTGGGCCGAGGTGAGCATATTGGTGAGTTCATTGACCGGCAGCATATTCGCCTGACGGAAGAAGACATCGCCACCACTGTAGGAGTTCAGCTCTTCCCAGTGACGGACCTCGTTGGCGGTGATGGCCCCAATGAGGTAGAGCTTGTACACCCATTCGCCTCGTGACTTGACATCTGCCCTGAGAAGACCATTGACGTTGAATTTGAAGAAGAGGCTGTCGAACTCGTCCTCACGTAGGAGCTTGCGGTTAAACTCCTCTTCGAGCTTGATGATGTACGGGAGAAGGCAGTACTGGACGAACTCCATGGCCTGCTGCTCGATGTTGTTGTTCGTGGCTCGCTCAAGGTCGGCAATCATGTGAGGAGGTACTCCGTAGATGGTGGCAATCTCAGTCTTTTGGAACTTGCGCGTTGCTATAAACTGAGCATCGTCCGGCGGGATAGAGATGCGCTCGTAGGTCATGCCTCCTTCCAGAAGTAGTGGCGTGTGCGCATTATGCATTCCGGTGCTCTGGGCCAGAAGGTCGCGTTTGAGACGCTCGTAGGACTCCGGTTTGAGAACCGACGGGTACTTGAATACGCCGGACATATTACCACCTTGGTTAAAGAACTTCACTCCATAGCGCTGTGCTGCCTCGGTGAGTTGCAGGTTCTCCCTATGGACAGCGATAGGACTTAGCCCCTCGTAACCGTTTGAAGAGAGGCCTCGCAGATGAATCATGTCATATGCAGGGACCATCTCACCGTACTTGGTGCGGTAGAAGAGCTCCTCAGTGCGGTCATTGAGGTAGGGAGTGCAGTCGTAGGGTTTTAGAAGTTGAAGCCGCTCAGGACGGAAGTTCTTGTCTCTGAATATGCGCACATAACCGTTGCCCCATAGGGCGCATCCGACCATAAGGTGCTGAATGAGATAGAACTTGTTGGTGTAGCTGTTAGGCTTAGCAAGAAGTGAGCGAAGTGGGTGATCAGAGGCAGGAATGCGGTCTTCGCCATCACGTCTGAAAAGATGAATGGGAAGAGTGCCGACAGTGTCTGAGAGTATCCTCACGCAGGCCCATACCGCTGAGAGGTTCAATGCTCCTTCCGGAGTGATGACCGGAAGCGATGTATTATCAGAAACGGTGGCGCCGAGAAGCGCCGCATTCACTGCGGACTCGAACTCTGCAGAAGAGCCCGACCGCTTCTCGGAAGAAGAGAATAGAGAAGATATTCTTGAAAGCCAGTTTGCCACCGTTGTTGATGTTTAACAGCGACAAACTTAACACAGCATCAGGCCCCAAAAAGGCAACTTCGTTTACTTGGGGAAATGTTTTGACACAACATTCTTGAAAGATATATACTCGGCATACTTGCGCTGGCCGGTGATGCGCAGGTGCTCGCTCTCGACAGCCTCATATGCCTGCTCGTTAGTCTGGTAATATGGCTGCAAGGCGAGGAAATAACGGATAAATCCCTCCTTGGTTATCACCTCTCTCGCGGCCGAGTCCATAGCAGCGGCATCGCGCAGTGGAGCGAGAAGGCGTTGACGCTTCGATAGATAGTCCGGTGGCAGTTTCTTGGATCGTCTCATGATTTGAAAACATATTGGCGATCTTCCTTGATAAAAATCGCCGTATTAAATTGTGCAAATTTAATACGGCGTTAGAATACTATTGTGAAACAATGTTTCGTTAGAATAATTTGCCGAAACTAGAGTTGCATGGTATATTAATATCTAAATGATTAAACGAGATAGGTTCTCGTTCTGAAATCTTTTTAATGACATCAGCAGCCTTAACATCAGATGTAACAAAATATTTTATATCATTCTCGATAGTTGCTTGAGCAAAAAGATTAGAATCGTTAGGAATAATTAGTCTGTCTTTAACTGGAAAATCTCCATTATTACGCGCTTTATATAGAGCACAAGCTATTTTTCCGGCTTTTGTAGCATGATGAAAATTGAAAGGAATGATTTTCATAGAAACTAATGGCAATTCGGACACCTCACCTTTAACGCAATACTCGGATATTGAGATTGTAGACACATACATAGCGATACTATTATCCAAAAAATACTTATAGTAATCCAATGCGTTTCCATGCAGTGGATCACTTACGCTTAATAATCTAATAAGAAAGCTTGTGTCTAGCAATACTCCATATGTTTGTTTATTTGCCATAGTCTCCTCGTATTTCTGAGATCCAAGTATCTATATCCAACCCCTTAAACTTATCACCGACTTTAGAAATGAGCCCTTTGATGTACTCGTCATTATAAGTCGGAGTATAGTCGATAAGTTCAAGTAATGTTAGATTAGATTTATCTATTTCTCCTGTTTCAACATTTTGCTTACCAATGGCCCTTACCCCATATTCTTTGTAAAGCAGATTCTTCTCTTCTTTTTTAAGAAAATCTTTTTCTACGTTTATGATTAGGGAACCTACGTCTGTGTCTAAATGGATGTTGGATTTGTCTTTTCCACCAGCATTTGTCAACATCCCATAGAAATAGAATTCTGCATCAATCCAGAGATCAGTTGTTCTCTGATAGTTTGTATCAGGGGATATAGTAAGGATAACAGTTGGATTCTCAGAAGTCTTAAAATCAAAAGTGTAATTTGAACTTCTTGCAATACTCTGAATGTTTTCAATTGCTCTTGCTGTAGGTAATTCCAAACCATCAATAGATCCGGTTTTGCTAACCATCGTCATCACCGCCGAGAATGTTACTACTGCTTGCAGGCTTGTTTTAAACCTATTCATAACAGAACCAGATTCGATGCTATATGTAATATCAGGGCGGTCTTTTTTATTGCTGGGATAGAGCATGTCTTCGATTCCATCTAAAAGCGACCTAATCTCCTTAATATCAAAGTTATCAGGAGTTAGTTGGTTATTGCCTTTTGATCCGACAATATGAATCTCTATTTGTCCATACTTATCCATAGTACAAATGTATTCTTTTTTCTTTACAATTATTTATTTTCTTCGTTTTTTTTAAAGACAACCCGAAAACTATCATATTCTGAATAGCGCCTATGGCCTGTAATCGCATAATGATATTCTTCCAATCGTTCGTAAGCATCAGCATGAGTATTATACAGGTCTTTCATTCGCACATAATATGAAGCGAACCCTTTTGCGGAGGTAATTTTGGCAACTAAAGGATGTTGAATTGGTATTGAACTCAATTCCTTCTCGATGTCATCGCGATCAGATATCTGCTGTTTGGTATAAAGTTTTCTGTTGTTTGCCATATAATCATAGTTTTAGCATTCCGCGCTGGTTGTATGGATCGGTCTCCTGCTCGGCCTGCGATGTCATCCATTCGCCAAGTGCCATGATAGAGGCGACGATG